GGCATCGACGCTGCCGGAACGATGCGATTCCCTTTGGCCTGCTCTGTCGCGTAGTCGTGAATCGCTTTCTTCGCCATTTCGAGCATACCCATGCAGATTAGTGGATTCTGAATCGGGCCAGTGACCTGCACCGCGCCTGTCAACTGATCGAGCGTGATGGTCAGTACTAGCGCGGGATTCGGATTGTGACCGTTGCCGTTCTCAGCCATCGCTAGCCTTTTCGATCTTCGACAACTCCGCATCAACCGTGGCCTAAGTTTCGCTAAACTACTGAAAACAAAGAACTAAGGCCCATAACTCCAGAACGTTCCGTACCACGTAGTTGCACCAGCCGCAAAACGCTGCGTGCTCAGGAACAGCAAGACTTGCGTCTTGAAGTCATCGTCCGTTTGGGCCATGAGCGGTTCGCGGTCGTAAAATTTTAATTGATGGCCTTCTTTTTCCGCGAGCAATCCCCAACCTGAAGTGCTGGTCAGGTAATTCAGCTCAACTCCGTGCAAGCCTTCCGCCTGAATCCAGTTCAAATCGTTGTTCGCACTGCCCACGGTGCCGGGAGTCCCGAGCAGTTCGCGCACGAGTCGGCGCAGTTCGGGAGGATGCGGCAACATTCGCGGGTGCACGTGAACCGGGATGCCGCGACCATCGGGCATACGCGCGAAAATGTTAATTGCTTGCTGCAACGCGGTGTCGCCCAAGTCGGTGTCGGGATTCGGACGATTCGGGTAAGTGCCGGCCGCGTTGATGATATTGCTGATCCCCGGCGCGGTCGCCGTCGCCGCTGTCCCACCGATCAACGGGTGCGCAGTGTTGAACAGCGAAACGCCATCGTTGGTCAGAATTGTTGTCCCGCCAAGGTTGAATAGCGAGCAGCACACTGCTTCGCGGCCATACAGTCCGCCCCGCGCGTGAGCCTTGGGCATCTGTCTGACAATGCCATATTTGTCATCAGCGATTAACTGGCGAGTAACTTCACTCAGCAAACCATATTGCAAAGGCACATACTTTTTAGTCCCGCCTTGAATCATGCTGTCAGTAATCGGTGGCGTGCCTTCGGGCATCAGCGGCATCGGCCCAGTGCCCGAGAGTTCGTAGTCGATCTCGTAGGCGTCTTCGCTCGTCATCTCGTTCATGTAATGCGTGTACTGCGGCGCATGTTCCTTGAGGTCGAAGAATTGCACGAAGATGTGACGCAGCCCCGGCGCCAATAGTGGCGGGAAATTATTCCTCGACATGATCCCAGGCATGTGTAAAGCCTCCTAGACTGCGACTACGTGAAGATTTGTGCGACGCCCGGCAGCACGATGAAAATCACGTGCCCGCCGACAGTTCCTACCGCTTCAAGCGGCGAAAGCCCCACGATGCGTACCGCTGCGCTACCGCCAGTTTTGTTGGTGTCCACGTACCAATACGCATTGCCCGTGTCTTTCGTCAGTCCGTATGCGACGCCGATCTGTGTCAGTGCCGTCGCTACTGCCGTGACGGTCGAAGACGTTCCCAACTTGGCAATAAATCGCGTGGTTGGTGCGGCGATGTTGAAACGGATTCCGCCGTCGCTGATCGGAGTCATCGGCGGAGTGATGACCGCGAGAGGTTGATTCGCGTTGGCAGCATAGTTCCCAATTACCGAACCGGGACCTGTGATCGGAGTAAACGGCCCCGGCGCGCCCGCGCCCGTGGTTCCAAGGTTGTTGGCATTCTCTGCCGCGAATCCTGCGATAGCATTGGTAAGTGTCGTGCCGTCCCAGACCGCTAGGCCACCGTCGCCCGCGGTGAGAAACTCTACCGGAGTTCCTTCGACAAACGTTTGCCCCGCTTCTTCCTGGCCCCAGCCTTCGGGAAACGAGATCGCCCCGCCAATGTCCTGTACTGGTTCGATTGCGTCAGCAAATCCAGCCATGTTTATTCTCCCTTTGGAATCCGGGCCTTGGAAGCGTTCCCGCTAAATTTCAAACTTCCATCTTCCACGCTCACGTCACCCACTACTGCGCGGGCTCGCTCGGAGGCAAAATCTTCCATGATGGAAGAAGAAATCCCCGTCGCCGCCATGCTAGCAACGCCCATTGGACTAGCGGGGCTTCGAGGATTGATGTAGGCCAGCGCCTTGAGGTTTTGATCCTTGCGAATCTCGCGCCAGCGCTGCTTGGGAATCTTCATCAAGCGCCGGTCGCCGGAGCGAATTTCATTACTTTGCTTAACGTTGTCTTTTGAGTACATCTCCACATCATCGGTCGTGGCGTACTCCCACCCGGCGCCGCGCAACGCTTCAACTCGCTCATGTCGAGGGTCAGAGCCGCAACGATCAAACGCTAGGAAGTAGTGGTACTCGTTGTTCTTGATTGTCTTGATGCGACCGGACTCAGGAACGTGCAGGGGTCGCGCGGAGATCGACGGGTTGAGCAGGTCTTGAAGTTCTTCGTTCCAAGCGGCCCGCGGAATTGGGTCATGGCCCTTGCGTCCCAAAATCTGGTCGAGCAAACTGTCAGGAACTTGCGGGTCGATGCCCTGCGGGCGCGGCTGACTCATACCAACCCTCGCTTGACGCTCTCGTTAAACTCTTTCGGGTCGATGCCTAACACGCGGAGCTGGTCAGCGACGGACCAACGCTTTACGGTGCCATCCGATTTGTGCTGACCCCACTCAAGGCCCGGATCAGATAGCGGCCCATCTTCGCGGAGCGATGAAGTCGATTTGTCTTCGAGGAAAAAACTTTTGCTGTTGCCGTCGTAGCGCACGCCTGCCTTCCTTGCCGCCTTGCCCACTACCATGTCCACGATGTTGCGGCAGTAGTCGGAATAGTCAGGCAACGCTTTTCGCGCGATTGGCGTGTTCGCGAGGTAACTGCGTATCTCGGGCACTTGCTCGGGCCACTGCGCAGAAATTTCGCTGATGACTTCGTTCTCGGTCTGTCGCGCGTTGGCTTGAATCGCGAGACCCATTGCCGCTTGTGTGCTGTTCTGAGTTCGCTCTGCTTCGGTGGGCTGCTTCGGAGTTCCGTCGTCGTTGAGTTGCGGTGCGGGCTTGGTCGCTTCGCGCTCGATGTCTTCCCACTTGCTTTTCATCGCGGTCACATCATCGCGCAAGGGCTTCAACTGCGACTCGATAGTTGCGCCGAATCGCTCTACTAGCGCATCGAGATCAGACTTGCTCTGCGTCTCTTCCGGTTTTTTTTCTTCCTCGGTCTTCCCGAACTTTGGCCACGCCATCGGTACTGTTACTCCTATGGACGAAAACTGTATGGGTGCTTCCTAGTACTTGTCAAGAAGTTTTTTAGATGCTCTAGCGCCGCTTCCATTCCGCGAGTTCATCGGGCAGGGTCACGAAGCGCTCAAGAACCGCGATCTGCCCGCGAAAAAAGTTAGTCTGCTCGATGGTCATGGTGTTATGCACCACGTCAAACACCAGTGCCAGGCGCAGGTCCTCCAAGTCCTGGCAGAGCAGGCGGAACGTTGGGTTTTCCACCAGGGACAGGCACGCCTCCGGGTTGGCGAACAGCCGCGGCCATCGCCGCGAGTCTTGGGTCGAGTTGGGGTTGCTGTGGTTTTTCTTGCGGGCCATTTTGTTCCTCCGGGAACTCGATGTTGGGTGCGTACTCTTCGGGCGAATCGGAAAGTTGGAAGTCGCGAATAATCTGCTGCATCAGGTGCACTTTGCCGATGGCAGTTTCTTTCAGCCACTTTTTGTAGTACGGCGGTAACGCGGCATTCTCCAGCGCTTGAATCGCGCTCGACTGCGCTTTTACGTAACCGTCTAATGCTTGGTTGAGCAACAGTTCGTTTTGTTTTGTGACTTCCTTGTTCGCGCTCGCGGTTGCCGCGCGGATCGGGATGCGCACCTTGCGCTCCAGAAAATCCGACAACGCTTCGTCGAGCAATTTGTCATCGAGACCGAACAGCGAGCCTTTGCGCCCGAGACCCATCGCGCCGTACATGTCCGTCAGCAATCCGATGAGTTTCACGTGCGAGTGACGAAAGTCTGACGTGCGATGGTTGTTGCGCGAGTTCGACTCTTGTAGCACTGCCATTGTGCCCATGCTACCGAACTGGCCTTTTTTGTTTGTTGTTCCCGCGCCGGTGCCGCCGACCGGAGGCCCGACGCCAAACCGTTCGCGCGCTTGCTGGATCATGGCTTGCTCATTCGCCATCGACAGTTGGCCCGCACTGACATCTCCGACAGGTATGTGCTCAAACTCTCCAGCACCAAATGGTAACGTGGCACCTGGGAACACTGACATGTTTTTGTCGATGTTGCGATTCTGCGGCGACAAGCGATTCAACCCAAGCATCATCCACGTAGTCGCGTCGTTGCGCTGGTTTTTCGCGGTGCTGATTTCATCTTGGAAGTAGCTACCCATGTCCGCGAAGCCGCGGCCATTCATGCCGTGTTCGCCAAGCGAGAGTCGCGTGCGCACCAGTGGAATCTGATTTTCGGGAATGAAATTAAAAACCTGATTCAGCATGGTTTTGGTTTCTTTGTGGTACCACGAGATCAGGCGATATTTTTTCTTTCCCACGTACCAGTAGAAATAGCACTCCCAAATATCCCACTCCGCGAGAATGCGATCCTCGGTCGCGACCACGCCCTTGCGCTGGTTCTCGCGCTTGCGCACTTCGCCTGGCCCGTAGCGGTCAGGCTTCCCGAGAATTTTTTCCACTTCGGATTTTTTGTAGAGTCCCTTGAACACTCGCTCGTGCAAGTCGCGACGGTTGGGAGAACATTTGCGCGCGAGAAAGCTCGACTCTTCCGGCGTGTTCGCGTCGGGATCGTACAGCACGTCCTCGTCGCGCAAGTTCAAAACTTTTGGCCCTTCGTACAGCGTAGACTCTTCAAACTTGTTTCGCTTGCCTCCGTCGTCGTAGCCGACGTGCACCGCTTCGACTCGCTTCTCGGGCACGACACAGACCCACGCGGTGCCGATGTCGGTGCTGTCGTGGAACCATAAATTTTCTACGCGGTACAAGTCGAGTTCGTTTGGCTCGTAGGCCACGTAGTCGATAAAACTTTCCAGCAGTCGCGCCTTTTGCGTGTTGTGGTGCGCGGCAGCAGCGTCCACGCCGTGCGTGAAGTAGCGGTAATAAATTATCGGGGAGATGGCCCAGATGAGTTGCAGGACGCGCGCGGCCAGTTCGTCAGTTGACTCACCGATGATCGGGTGCACCAAATTGCTGCAATTCTCGAAAGGCCAGCTCTTGTTTTCCTCACGCGGCTTGCCACTCGCGAGTCGCCGCCACTCGGGCACTTTGTGCTTGTGCCGATTGTCCAACTGCTTCGCGCGCACTTCGATCTGCTCGTCAACCCATTTGATGATTTCTTTATCGACGGATTCGCCGAAGGTTGTTGACTTCATCTCGAAGTCCCGCGTCGCGCGGTAGGACAGTTTTGGTTTCGGCGCGGGATCAGGCTGCTGCGCGGGCACGAGCTGCGGCATCTGCGGGACTGCGGTCGCCATGAAGCGAGAGTCTAGCAAGCCTGCGAATTAATATCCACCGAAACCTGTGCTGCGCGTCGCGAAGGCCTGCTGCTGTTTCAAGAACCACTCAGACAAATCGCGGCGGCGAATGTTTTCGAGCGTACTCGGAATAATCCCCACCGCGTTCAGCACTTCGACCGGGCCCGCGGGATAGCTCTCGTACTCCGCGAAAAATTCCTTGAAACTCGGGTGAGTCCAAAACTGGCGATTCTTGAACAGTGATTGCAAGTTCTCGATGCGGTAGCTCTGCCCACTTTCCGAGTCGTCGCACTCCAGCTCGATGACTGTCAGCGCGTTTTTCTTCTCGCGCCGGTTGCGCTCGTCCAAATAAAACTTCATCGACTGCGCTGCGTCTTTCGCGAGATAGAACTCCGCGAGACGCATGGACAACGCGATTTTGTAAATCATATCGAGCAAATTGCCGTGCATAAACTTCCCGACTTCGAGTTTCAATAAATAAATCCAGTCGCGCTCGCTGTCGTAGGCCGCGACGAGTATCACGTGATTCGGCCTGCGATGCTTCGGGTCCGCGAGACACACAATCATGCGCTTGTGCAGCACGCCCACGTTCACGTCGGGAATCGGATCGCCGTCCTCGAGGATGTGGTGCAGCAACAAAAAGTTTCGCAAGTCTTCTTTGTCGAGGTCGGGTCGCGCTTCTTTGCAAATGTACTTGCGAATCCACTCCGGTTTGAATAGGCAGTCTTCTGGCAAAACAGTTTTATTCCTGTAGAAGTGTACGTAGTCGTAACCTTTGCCCTCAATCGCGAGCGTCTCGCGCTGCTTCTGCAAACGCTCCATCGTCCACTCTTCGGGAAAGATCGGCTCACCGTGAACCGGATGTAGCTCGCAACATCCACCCTCCGCGTCGTGTGTCTCGAAAATAAATTCAGGATGGTTCGCGCGAATCATGCTGTTCAAATCCGCGTGGCCCCAACGATTCCCGATGACGAGATGCCGGCCGATGCCCGTGCGTGTAAATGCGATGGGATCAAACCGCGTCGTGGTTTGTTTCCACCAGCGGTAGGTGTCGAGCATGATTGACCCGTCGCCGTGGAGCATGTTGTCTTGCGCCGCTTTGCCGACGCTATCGTCGTTAATTACTTGTTTAACGTGAATCCCTTGTAATGCTTGCCCGACGCTGCGCAGTTCGTACGTCGCGGTTGTGAGGTCGCTAGGCTTGTCGCGGTCGCGCCTGTGCATCTTGCTGTGATTGTTCCAAAGCGTGTCGCTCGTGGGGATCACGTCGCTGAACGCAAAGCGGAACATGTCGTTGTGCAGGTAGTGATCGTCAATCGCTTTGCCCATCGCGACCACGCGCGTACTCGTCTCGTGCGTGATGAGTGTCCGCGAGTTTTGCTCGTGCAACGAGCGCATCTTCACGAGCCACTCGTCGGAATACCCGAGACCGCCCATTAAATCCTCGTCGCGATTTGTGACCGGGAGTGACCACCACATCGAGAGCCCTTCAACGCCGCACGTAGTTTTGAAGTGCGACATGGGAATCTCGAACACGAGATGCAAGTCTTCGGTCTCCAGTGTTGAGCACATGTACCAGTGGAGTTTCGCGAGACGATGCTTTTTCAGCACGAAGTGTGTGAAGAAAAATAAACTGCCTAGCGAGTTCAGGCGCACCGCATCTCTGTAAGCCTGTGGGTCGTCACGCGGGATTGGAAGCAGGGACCACTTCATTTCTTCACCACGAAACAGCAGCCGCTTGAATTATAGTGCTTCCATCTTGGCTCGCCGCAATTCGCGCACAACTTCAAATCCGCGTGAGCAAAATAGATTGCCTTTTCTCTTCTGGTCCGTGGAACGATAGACGGCGCTTTCACGGGCGCACCTGTTTGCGGATTTTTTCACGCTCACTCTTCGGCATGTTGTAGTAGATCGCGAGTTGTTCTTCGCGCGAGCGCGGGAGTGGTGGGATTCCATTCGCCCGGTTGTAAGCATCTTTCAGAGCTTCGGTCGTTAAATATTCCTTGTAGGCTTTTTCTTTTGCTTTCCACTCCTCTGGTGTGAAAATATCGCGATCGCCAAATAATTGCTCCTCTCCAAATATTACCGAGGGAATCGCTTTTGCCTTCAGCGTCGCGCGTAGTTTCTCTCGCAACTCCTCAGTTTCTTGCAGCGCGGCATTTCTCTCCTCCTGGCTGATCTCGGGGAAATTAGTATGCGGTCCTTGCGCCAACTCCATCTCAATGTTTGCCGCCTCGATGACTTCCGACGGGGTTGGCCGGAACTTGCAAGTCTTTGTCACTCGGAGAAATGCTTTGTGGAGTATGTCCGGCTTCAAGTCCTTTAGAGTCTCGCGGAAGATGAGCGCCAGTTCCTCCGTTGGATCGTCCCTCCAGATCTGAAGTGAGAGCGCCCACCAGTCCGCTAGAACGTCCAAAGACGTTCTTACTGATCTGTTGTCCTCGTTCTCGTCGTTGTTCCGCTTTATTTGATTGTCGTGTGCCATTACTTCCTCCGTTTGGTGGAGTAGATTTCCACATCCGCTCCTTCAAAAATCTTTTTGGATAGGGAATAAAGCGAGTTCCCTCTTGCCACTGTCCGCATGCAACCCACGCGGGCAGACGTTCAACGATTTCGCTCTGGTCAATTGGTGAGAGTCCGAGCCACATAATGAACGTTCCATCCTCGTCTATTTTGTTTGGGTAGATAGCCCAAAACATTTTGAATTGCGCGCGCGAAAATTCTTCCCTCTCTGTTAAGGCAACGCGCGCTGGAGTCCCCTTAGCCTCAGCCGAAGGCTTCTTAGTATTGGTGTTAGGTGCAGATGCAAAAGCAGATGCAGAAGAAGATGCAGATGCAGAGTGGTCCTTGTGCTCTGCATTTGCATAGCGAGTCTCGGCTGCCTTTCTTCGCTTCTCGCTGATTTCTTTATAGTTAGTCCATTGAGCGTTGAGCTTTGGTTGTATAAACTTATTAAAAGTTGAATCAAGTTTATCGAAAGTTTGCGGTAAACTTTCCGAAAGTTTAACGAAAGTTTTCGGAAACTTTTCAAGAAACTTTCGCAAAACTTTCTGGGAGACGCCAAGGAGTTTGGCAAAATCTTGGAGGGGTAAGTTGATCGTTCCGGGTTCATCTGCGTCCCATGCGAACGCGGCCATGTCCCAGAAAAGTCCGCGCTCGGCGCGTGACATACGAAGGCGTGTCGGGCTGGAGAGCCAATCCTTTGCGTAGAACTGAAATGCTGGAGGTTTCGACAACCGACTTTGCCTCAGTGCTGAAAGCGGGAGCGGAGGAATGGGCGAGAGGTCGGTTCTCACGTTCATCGGGACCGCCCCCGAATCAGCGTTGCGGACTGTAGCGCACGCGCGTCGCGCGAGTCCAGTCTAAAAACGTCTTGTGGTGATAAAAAGTCAACCGCTATATGTTGTGGCTAGGTTTCTTGCTCATCATCTGACGTGTTGATGATCGACGCGGGAATCTCGCGATTGTCAATCGTGATGGTGCCATGCACGGGACACGTGAACGTGGTTGAAGCCTTACCGTTGCGCCACGTCCACGCTTGGATTTTTGATATCCACACTTCACAGTTACACGCGTCTTCGCGTGCGGTTGGGTCTGGCGGGATCACGCCGCGCTCCCGAGCGCCGCGCTTTTCTTCACACGCCGCAACTCTAAATGGCCGCTCACTTTCGCGAGTATGTCACTCTCTTGAAGTATGCGGATCGCGGCCACGACCGCGTTGCCGTCAATGTCAGTAGCTTCCAAGTCGAGAACGTGTCCCGCGAAACTCGGGTACAAAACCGATTCGCCTCGCGCGTACTGAGTGATCTTTGGCCCGACGCTGACGATCTGGCCTGTCGTGGGCCGGCGCTCTGAAACTTCTGGTACTACGATTGTGCCGCCCTTGCCGTCGCACGCGGGACACTTCATCACCTTCGATCCTTGGCAGCGGGAACACTTTCCGTCTTTCACGATTACGCTCTTTCCAGTGCCCTGGCAATTCTCGCAATTCACGACGCCGCGCCCGCCGCACGAACTGCATTCGTATCCAGAAACAAACGGATCTTCGACAACGATCATCCTGTCTGCGCTGGCCTCCATTGTCATGGGACCGAGAGTGAGAACGTTATTTTCCAGCGATGATCCTAGATCAATCTCCTGCCCGATTTGCCGCATTTTTTCTCCTCGTGACTCTATAGTAGTACTCAGTAGCTCGAATGCGACCGCATTCCCTGCAATCTCGACTTGGTTTTCTGCCAGCGTGATGATGCTGTATCGCATCAGTGAGAGTGTGGCCTTGAGGGCAGTGCGTCTTAGCGGCATTGGTCGCGATGAACCACTTACCGCGAGCTATATTCTCGGCGTGCGTCACGGGTTCAAGGTGGTCTGGGTTACAGCACGCGGTTACTCGGCACAGATGGTCAAGCTCTCTGCCCTTCGGAATCTTGCGTCCAACTAAAAACCACACTGCGCGATGAGCCGTCTCGCACCTGTGTCTACCACTCTTATCGGGAATGCCAACGAATCCGTACCCGAACTTGTGGCGCGATGCGGTCCAAATCCAGCAATCGCCCTTGAGGTTTGGCACCGGGCAAGGCGTGAAGACAATCTTCTTACGAATGCGTTCAGGAAGTTTGTCGAACACGCTTCATCTCGTTTCGTAGTGCCCTGCGCACGAATTGAGCCACCGACAAGTCCTCGCGCTCCGCTGCTTTAGATATGTCGTCGCGCAGCTTCGTGGG